GTTAATGCTCATCTTCAAAATCCTCTACTAATTCATAAAAATTATCGTTTATTCTATCTGAAAAAGCTGCAACTATTTCCTTAGATGTTAGCTCCAGTATCTCTACTAACGTAATCTCGTCCAACTGTTCCATTCTATCTAGCAGCTCATAATAAGTCAATGACATTGCTAATCTCCGTAGCGTTGTTGCAGATAGTTTATACTAACTGGTAACTCGTCACAACCTCCGTTGGCTACTTCATTCAACATCCAGATACCTGCCCAGCTTCCGTTGGTCTGTGGTGTCAAGTAGTCTTCGTCGTGTCTGTAGTAGATGCCAGCAAACAAACCAAGCATGTTAGTGCCATCTGCTTTGCGTCCGTAGGCTATGTCTCTGTCTTGGACGTGTCCCATAACACAGCTCATGTACTTCTTAGTTAACATCAGCTTGGCACTGCTGACAGGTCTGCCCATGACACCGCTGGTGAAGTAGTGGCAATAGGCTATGCCGTCAATAACCACTGGCTGTAGAAACGGTATAACTTCCCAGCCCATCTCTTCAAGCTTCAAGTCTTCAAACTTCAGCAGACCGTCTAACTTTGGGTCAGACTCTACAGCGCGTGTGATGCGGTTCTCGTGGTTGCCTAGTGTAAACACCATACGAGGGTTCCACTGCTTCCACTTGTTATGCTTCAGACGTGCCTGCTCAGTTCGTATAGGCTCTAAAAAGGCTTCCATGCCTGCTATACCTGCTTCGATGTCTTTGATGTAACGTCTACCTTCAAAGCTTTTCTTGCCTACGTCATAGCTACTGAGGCTAGGCATGTCCCAATGATCGCCAATGTGAATAATAACTTCTGGCTTCTTCTCTGCTGCGTACTGACCAGCCCAGCGAAGATGATCGACAGACTGGTCTGGCTTTACTTGTGTGTCTGGTATCACTAAGTGTTTAGTCATTGTATATACCTTCTGCTAAATACCAAGTGACGCACGTTCTATTACATGAAGTACAAAGACGAGGCTCACCTTGTTTAGCAAGACCTAGGTTTTTTAAGTCAGGAAGTCTTCTGCTAAAACGTGCGCGTTCTTCGTGTTTGTCCCCACCTACCAGAGCAGCTAACTCTCTGCTTGTGAGTCCTTCGTTCTGTGACAGCACATTATATACAAAAGAGCGCTGTGTATCTAAAGCGCCAGACTCTAACAGCTCACGTGCCGCTAGTCTGCTAGTAACTGGGTCTGAGTTTCTTGATAGCATGTCTAATTGTTGCATTTCTTTTTCCTTCTTAGTCGTTCTGCCGCTGTTTTGTCAGCATGGCATTTGTAACACAGCACTTGATAACCCTCTATCTCTAAGAACATCCTGTTGATGTAAGTGTTCCAGTCAACAAAGCCTACTACTGGATCAACTACAGGGTTTATATGGTCTACTGCTGCATTGTTTCGTTTGCGCTTATTTCCTTCAAGTGGTGGCAATGTAGCTGGCCCTAGCTTGGCGCAAGAGGCGCATTTGTACACACCTCTGCTGACCCAAGCCTTCTTCTTAGCATCGTGCTTAACGCCCCACTTACCATGAGCGCCGCGCAAGGCTGAGATTATGAAGGATTTAAAACGCGCGTCTGTCCATCTTCCGTTATTGACTGTTTTCAAGTTGTTTCCTTTTTTTGTATTCGCACCACCCGTTTATATCTTCAAAACAACCTTTTATGCTTAAATCTCTAGGCTTCCTCCATTTTTGATGGGCGCGGTGTCTTGGAGCCCATTTAAAAGTATAAGGAGAGATAAAAAAATAATCTCCTTTGTGGTGAAAACAAAGCTGCCCATTGCCGTATGGATACACTTTACTTTTTCCTAGACTGTTTAAAGTGTTTATAGCATCCTGTATGATTACGGGGTCTGCGTCTGTTGTGTTGTGTATTATGTACTCGCCTACTCTATTAGTCATTTTTAAACTCCCATATTTGGCCTTCGTAGCGTCGCAGCCACAACAGTCTGCCGTTCTCTAGGACACGTTCTTCACTGCCTAGCATCTCTACACACTTGTCGTAGTAGTCCTTCTCTGTCTTGCAGTCCTCTAGCAGCTTCGCTGACTTCTTCTCTCCAATGCCGTGGATGCCTATGATGTTATCAATGCGGTCACCCATCAGTATTTGACGATAGAAAAAGTTTAAGCCTTCTTCTTTGGTTACATAGTACTTACTGCGTTTTACAAAGTTGTAATGCCAGCCTTCTATTTGGTCGAAGTCCTTGTCTAATGACACCATGATGGCTTTGTCGCCATACTTGGTAGCAGCTATAGCAATAGCATCGTCTGCTTCTTCGCCTTCAGTTACTACAGCAGCCCACTTAGCAATCATGTGGTCTCGTAGCGCCTGTACATGCACTGGCTTCTCTTTGTCTTTTCTGTTTGCTTTGTACTCTGCTGTGACAGCGTACTCTTTCCTGAAGTTGCCTCTACCAGTTAGATAGAGGACGTATTCAGAGTCTTCTTCGTCAGCTCCTAAATGTAGGGTTAGTAAGTCGATGATAAAGCCGTCAAGAGTTCTGACGGCTGTGCTTTCATCTTCTGAGTTACATGACCAGCCTATGCGGTAGGCTAAGATGTCAGCGTCAATTAAAATCACAACGCTTCTTCCAGATCAGCCTCTTTAACTTCTGGGCCGCCGCCGTAGATGACTAGGTCAGTGATGACCAACTTCATCAGCGAAGGGCTACGTCCTTGTTGTCCTGCTGGGTTCTTCCAGTCGTAATAGCCAATTACAGCTTTACCAAGGGAGCCGTTACCTACTAATACACCTTTGATCTCTTCACCGTTTTTGTCGTAAGCACGAATGGGATTCTTAGACTTTACAGTGATGTAGTCACCTTTTCCGTCCTTGCGACGAACATTGATGCCGCGCATCTCTAAAGCATCAGCAGCAGCCTTTGATAGGTTGACTAGGTCAATCTGATACTTGTTAGACATACGGTTAGGCTCTTGCATAAAAGCCCAAAAGATTTCGCAGTTTAGTGTTACTGGTTTTAGTTCTGTCATGGTTTTTGCCTCTTTGTTAAATTGATAATATTATACTACATTTAGTGGTTTTTGTCAATGAGTCTCTGCCCAGTTGTTACCTATGTTATACTCACCGTCCAGCGGGCAGCGCAGGTTGAAGTGTTCTCCTGCTTGCTGAATAGCTCTTACTGCTCCTTTACCTACAATGTGTGCAAATGGTTCTGATGTTTCTATTTGAAATTCATCATGTACATTCGCAACTAACTTGTGTGGTATTTCATACATTGTCAAGTTTTTATACAAAATAATCAATGCTTGTTTCATTACAATAGCACCAGCACCCTGTAGTAGTGTGTTTAGTGCTGCGTGTTCGCTTCTGACTCGCAAGCGTCTACCGTCTAGTGCTGGCAGTGTGCCGTAAGCTGCGTGTCTTGCTACCTTCTTGCGTAGCTTGTCAAGTGCTGGCGTGTTGCGTAGGAATGAGTTTATAAGTTTATCTCCTTCCTTGTAGCCGCCACCGACGATCTCACCAATCTTTGCAGCACCAGCACCGTACAGGAAGGCGTAGATGAATGTCTTAGCTTGGTTACGATCTGTTAAGCCTGCTGCTTTCATGTTAGCAGTGTGTATGTCACCGCTCAATATCTCATTAGTGTAGCCATCGTCCTGCATGTAGTGTGCCAGCATACGCAGCTCAAGACCACTGGCATCTATACCAACCAACTTGTTTCCCGTATCGACAGTCCATAGTGACCTGCATTCCTTACCATACTCTGCACTTACTGACGGCACTTGAGCCATGTTGGGGCTGTGGTGCGTCATACGTCCTGTTACAGCGCCGTTGGTGATGACCTTGCCGTGTACCCTACCGTCTCTAACGAACGACAGCCACGAGTCAATCTGTGCTGATCTCTTCTGAAGCATTAAGTATTCATAAATCATACGCGCTTCAGGCATGTCAATCTTTTCTAGCACTTTCTCGTTGACTATAGTAGCTCCCTTGTCAGTTGTTTGTTTAAACTTAACACCAACAGCCTGCAATCGTTCTGCTATTTGCTTCCTAGAACCTACGTTGAACTCAGTTATCTTGTCCTTCAGTTGCTTTCCTGTCTTCTCTGACCATCTCTCCTCCACTATCGGTGGAAACACCTTCTGCAGCTCCTCCGTTATCTTCCCCATCTTGTGTGTTATGTTCTGATAGAGTGTGGTGGCTCCATCTACGTCTATTTTGAAGCCATTTTGATGCTGAACCTCCATAATAGTGGCTACGTTGTGTTCTAAAACGATACATTCGCTACTAAACTCCTCTTCTTTTAACAATTTAACAAGATGTTTATACAGCTTCGTTGTCAAAGCTACGTCTTGCTTGCAATAGTCAATCATTTCATCAGATAAACCACCGTCATAGTCACTGAAGTCTATCTTTTCGTCGCCTAAACGCTTGCCCCAACTGTCTAGGCTGTGTCCACCGTCGAGAGAAGGGTTATACAGGCGGCTGAGAACCAGTGTGTCAAGTAGTTTATTGTTATGTATGTGTAAATTCCACACCTTCTCAAGTACTGGCGCGTCAAAGCCTATGATGTTATGACCAATAAAGCCAACAGCGTCACGAATCAGGGGAGCTAGTGTCTCAGGTGTTGTGTGGACTACCATGTTGCCTGTCACTACTTCCTGAGTTACTACGCACCAGATGGTGTCGTGCTTTGTGTTGGTTTCTATATCCAGCGTAATCAACATAATATTGCCCTGCCGTAGTTTCTGTGTTGCTGTGTCTGTCAAAAGGGTTGAGGGAGTGTAGATAGTGTTTCTGTTCTTCCCTCTCTAATATCCAGCTAGTCATCTTGCTCATAAGTTTCGTCCTCTAGTTCACAATCACGCTCTGACATTAAATCATGTCTCTCCAGCGTGTCAATATCTTCTGCGGAGTAAGAGAAGCAGTAGTTGCACATGTCTAAAAATTCGCCAGTTGCCGCTACCTTCCGTGTTGCTTCAAAGTCTGTCAATAATTTATTACATGCTACGCATCTCATTATAATACTTCCTCTTTAATTTCTGTCATCCTACCAGATACTGAGTTGTACAGCAAGCCGCCAGAGCGTCCTGTAATACCTGCAAATCTATTCTTCAGCACCCTGACGTGTGTTGTGTTTCTCTCCACAGGGTCGTCAGCCTGTCCGTTCCTCTCCAGTCCTATCACCATGTCTGAGAGCTGTGCAATAGAGCCTGAGCCGCGAAGCTGTGACAGAGACGTTGCTGCACCTTCCTCGTGTCCTTTGGAGTCTGGACGCTTTAGGTGGCTCACAACGAATAAGCTGATGTTGGTTTCCTGCACCAGCATACGCAAGCGTGTCATAATCTCGTCAAGTGCCTTGCGTTCGTCGCCGTTGCCCTGTGCAGACACCACGATAGAGACGTGATCTAAGAATATAAATTTACAGTCAAGTGCTTTAGCCATGTATCTGACTCTGGCAATGATGTTATCAACACTGGTGCTGCCGAAGTGATCAAACAAGAATAGTCTCTGTGTTCCTAGAGTCTTACTGAAAGCGTCCCAGCGTTCTTCTTCAGTGCTTTCTGTGGTTGGTATATGTAAAGGTTTATTGGCTGACAG